AGTAAACGGAACAACTTTAACATAAAAAATATGACTTATAAATTTGAACAATTCAATGTTGAAATAACGAACCCTACTATTGTAGTGGTTAACGTAAACGATTTTATAAACGACAAAACTTGTTCCGTTGAAATTCAACTTGTAACTGAAAACGCTAAATTTGGCGTAAAGCTAGACGGATTTACTTACGAGGTAACTTGGGACGACGAAGAGATAAAAGCGTGGGTTGAAATCGAACTACAAAAATACGAAGTGTAAATGGCTACATTTAAAGTAAAATATCCAACAAGAAATAAACTCGCAAGGTCTTTACAAAAGGAGATTAAAAACACGCTCGGACTTTACGACACTGGCGACCTTTACCGCTCTGTAAGAATTTCAGCAATGACGGGAACAAAGTTAAACGTCGTAGAGATTACTATAAACGCTCTTTATTACTACTTATTTTTAGATGAGGGGACAATGGTCGACGGAGTTCAAAGAATACCGCCTTATTATATTACTGAGGGGTGGTTAAGTCGTTCGGATACTCAAGCGATACTCGGAGAAATTGCCGCTGAATACGTTCAATGGCAGTTTGAAACTTACCCATTTTTAGAGATGGCGAAGATTTTAAATCAACCACAATTTGAGGTTAAGTTTAACTGGATTGATTCACCTTACTCAAACCTTCCCACAAGCCCAAGTACACTTTATTAACTAAGTACGTGCTTCATTGAAAGCATATTGAACACGAACGTTAAAGGTAGGTCTGTAATTTCGTTAATCTTTGTGATATCTTCACCCGCTAAGCTATAAAGTAAAGATTCCCAAGCATATTTGCTACGTTTCTTTTCCGCTTCGACTTCTTTCTTTTCTTCGGGTGTAAGTTCTTCGGTGTCCTCTTCATCTTCGAACTGAGGCGCAAATAAATTCTCGTATTGCTTAGTAAAGTTGTCTCTGAATTTCAGGTACTCAGACACTAAACCGAACACGGTTGTAACGGGTATTTCTTTAAACAACTCAGAGCGTTCGAATAAGTTGTAATTATAAGGCTCAAAAACACGATTACCCCATTCGTCTTGTTTAGTTTGCCTGTAAAATATTGCTGTAATAATAGGTATGTTTCCGATTTTGTCTTTAACCGTAAAATAGTCAGCGTCGATAAATTCTCCGAGCGTAATTTTGTCGAAGGGCTTAAACGTAAATTTGTCAATTTGGTCGTTAATCTTCACCCGTGGCTCAGAACGTAACCAGCTCAACTCTTTTAAAAGGTTGTTTAGTTCATTAACTTCAAGGTCGTAAAGGTCTTCGGGGTCTTCGTCAAGTAAAATTGAAAGCGTCTCGACTTGCATTTCGAAAACGCTCTCAAAATCTTTCTCGTCTAATATTGCTAACTCAGTAAACTGATTAACCGTTATTTGATGCCAACCCTTTGGTAACCTCATCGTTTATTTGTTTGGCGGTATCTTTCATTTTGTCACCTATAAAAGCAATATAAGGGAGCGTAAATTCAGCGTTTAGTTTTTTAAATAAGTTTGCTTTGTGTTTGATGTGCGCGTCCGTGTAGTGTTCTTGGTCTTTTAAGTCTGTTCGTTTAAATAGCACTGCGATAACTTTCGAAATATAGTTGTTCGGGTTGTTCTTGATTATTTTTTCGATGTGTTTCATATCGCGAACCGAAATAGTAAGTTTCTTGTCGTGGCTTTTGTACGTGTATCCGTCCAACTCAAACGATTTTAAAAACTTCTTTGACGCCTTGTAAGTAATTGAGTTAAACTCTTTAACCTTTTCTTTGAATTCAGTAAACTCAAGTTCATTTACCTCTGTTTCATCCGCGCCCAAAAACACGAATATATTTACCCACTTTTCAAAGGCGTCTAATTCTTGGCTGGTTATTTCTGAAATCTTTTCAAACTGCTCAATTGATAGTTCATTGATAATGTTTGGTACTTCTTTCGTTCCTATTTTAATCATAGCTTTTTTTTAACAAATATAAAAAAAATAACACTTATAAAATAACACCTATTATTAAGTAATGAAAGAGGAGTTACCACTTTATAAAATAACAATCGACGAAGAGTACAGCGAAGGCGAGGACTTGGGTATTGAGATGATTGCGTTCACGTCAAAGCCTGCCGTTATGGTTAAAGGAATGGCGTTCAAAGCTGTTGAAAATTTCTTTTTTAAAGACGAACCTAAAATGCGAATTGTTGCACCTGCGATGATTCCAATGAATATCTATAGAAACGACGAGGGCGAAGAGTATTACGTTCAATTTACCGAACAAGAAATAGAGAATATTTACTCTAAGTTTATGCAAGACTTAAATAATCAAAACTTGTTTAATCTTGAACACACAGAAAAGAAAGTTCCTGCTTACATTTTAGAGGCTTGGATAGTTGACAATCCGAAAGAGGACAAATCGTTTTCAACCTACGGAATAGAAGTCCCGAAAGGTACTTTGATGTTGACCGCACAAATTACAGACAAAGAATATTACCAAGAGTTGGTAAATAAAGACCAAGTAGGCTTTTCAATTGAAGGTTTCTTAGGTCTTAAATTAAGTAATCAATTAAATAAATTAAGTATGAAATTACCTGACGGTGAACACTTAATCGAGGGCAAAATCTACGTTGTAAAAGACGGAGAAATTATCGAGATTAAGGAAGAAGTTCCAGCGGAAATGGAAGCGGAAATGGCAGCTGAAGAAGTTGTTGAAGCTGAAGTTGAAGCCGAAGAGGTTGTGGCAGCGGAAGTTGAAGAAAAAGTTGAAGAAGAAATTGCAATGGCGGTTGACCCTCAAACAGATTCTGAGGCTGTTCTTGCTATCGTTCAACCTGTTTTAGACGCAATGGCTACCGAGTTAATGAAAGCCATCGCAGAAGTAAAAGCATTAATACCCGTTGTAGAAGAAGACGAGGTTGAAGAAGTTGAATTGTCGGAGCAAAAATTTACGGCAATTGACAGATTAAAGAAATATAGACAATTATTTAAAGAAAACTAAAATGAACAGAAAATTAAAATTCGATTTGGATATCGAAACAAATGCGCTTTTATGTGCTAACCCTGACGAGTTTTATTCTCGTGCTTATTTAACAGAGGATTTAGTAGACAACTACCGAACTTTGCCTGGAATCAAGTCAGCTACTAAATTGGCTAACGTTGCTTTCGGTAACATCCTTGCAGCTTCAAACTGTAACTTTACAGCACCTAACGATTCACTTGATGCAATCGACATCGACGTTTGTCCATTGTCAGCAATGGCTCAAATCTGTCAATTTGATTTGGAGCAATCTTTTGTTTCTTTGCAAATGGCTCAAGGTTCTAACGGTGACTTCACAGTAGCTTCTTTTATGAACTACTATTGGAATGAAATGAGTTTAAAAATACAAGAGGATTTAGAGCTTATCCGTTGGCAAGGTGACACAAGTTTAAACGCTGGAACTTACCCTGTTCTTTCTTTGTGTGATGGTTATTTGAAAAAACTTTGTTTAGATGGTGATATTGCCGCTGGTCTTTACGCTGGTACAATTGACTCTACAAACGTAATCGCTCAAATGACTGCGGTTTATACAGCTTTACCTCCAGCGGTTATCCGTAGAAAATCAGAGTTAAGATTCTACGTTTCTTCAAACGTTGCTGCTGCGTATGAGTTGGCTGCGGCTACGGGTAATACTCAAACTTACGTTACTTTACCACTTGGTTTAACTTTCTTGGGTGTTAAAGTTGTTGTTGCTGACGGAATGCCAAACGATACAATGGTGTTAACTTTGAAATCAAACCTTATCTACGCATTCGACGGAGAAGGGGATTCTAAAGCGTTGAAAGCTGTTAACTTAACTGACACAGTTGCTGAGCCTTACTTAAGAACTCGCGCAAATATGAAGGTAGGTTTCTACTATACTAACCCTGCGGAAATAGTAGTTTACTCACTTTGCTTTGACTAATTAATTTAATTAATAATCTTAAGGGGGTTCGGGTTCGCCCTTACCCCTTTTTTAATACTTATAAAAATGGCTTGTACAGCAATAGAAAACATAGTTCGCGGGTGTGACAACAACATCGGTAGCATCACTAAAATTTATATAAACGACCTTGAGAACGTTGCTTCAGTTACAACTGACTTACCTACTTGGATGGTTACAGCGATAACAGTGACCGCTGACTTTGAAGAATTCGAGTTTAGAAGAAACACTTCAAACTACACAGAAGAGGCTGCAATCGACTTAATTAACGGTTCGTCTTTCGTTACTCAGACTATTAACTTAATGTTCCACAGACGTGAGGGAGCGAAGTCAAGAGCAATTAAAATTCTTGGCGAAGGTCAAAGAGACCTTGCGGTTATCGTTCTTGATGGAAACGGTAAGTATTGGTACTTTGAAAAAGTTCAAGTAACTGCATTCGGTGAGGGTTCTGGAACAGCTAAAGCTGACGGTTCTAAATACTCTTTAGTATTGACTGCTGAAGCGGAAAACTTAGCATTTGAGGTTGACCCAGACGTTATTCCAACGGTTATCTAATAACCACGCAAACAACTTAAGACCCTCGATTTATTTCGGGGGTTTTTTGTTTTATAACAAACACGTTTTAAACACCATTATTAAATAAGATGATTTACTTGGACAAAGGCGAAATAAACACGTTTGTGTTAACTTTAAGTGAGAGCGCAACGCTAACCGCGCCCGTTTGGCTGTTCGTCTTTGAGAACGAATTTAACACGGAATCGCAACCAATTTATTGGGTAGGTGTTGACACGTCACCTTACACTTATCGGTACAATTTATTCACTTTAGAAGAGGGTGTCGACTTGACTTTAATAATCGGTCAATATACTTACAAGGTTTATGAAAGTCCTGACCCAATTACAATAGACGAAAACACGACTGAAATAGGTTTGAATTTAGTTGAAGAGGGTCGAATGGTGGTTAATGGTAACGCACCTAATAGCATATATGATTAATTTATGAAAATATTCGGAATAGAAATAGGCGGAAAAAAAGACAGCGTTGAAGTTGTTCAAGGTAACAATTACCAAGCATTCAGCACACCGTTTTTAAGAGTAGGCGAAGGCAATCTTTCACTACCTTACGTAAACTCGCGACAAGTTGTTAACGGTCGAATAAGATTTGGTAGCGACGACCTTTACCCACAGCTATTAAATCAGATGTATTACACTTCGCCTTTACACGGGGCAATAGTGGACTATAAAACAAATGCAGCGGTCGGCGGTGGGTTTGAATTAACCGTGGATTCTCAAGCGACAGCAACCGAAAAAGTAGACGTTTATACATTCGATAAGCGCACTAACTTGAAACAGCTTGTTCCCGTATTAACGAAAGACGTAATTATTCACAATAGAGCTTACTTTTACCTTTGTTTTAACCAGTCAGGCGACCTAATTAAAATCAAACATATCGGAGCGGAAAAGATTCGTAAGGATAAGTACGGCGAAACATACTTTATTTGCGAGGATTGGAGTTCACAAATTGACATTAAAGAAATAAAGCCTTATCGATGGAACTTAAGGCAACGCGAATGCTTGTATGTTTACGAGAATAAGTCGGTAGGTCAAG